CTGATGCCTGACCCTGCTGAAATCTCAGCCAAGTCAGCATCGAAGAAGCTTTTAAGCTCTGGCAAGTCCTGATTCAGCGTTGTAACATCCATGCCGCCAAGATACGGCACTGAGTCAAAGCTGGTGTGCATATCGCTGATTGCTTCGATCAGCGCTTCCATTTCTGGCTCAGTAGGGGCCTGCCCAGCAGTTTCAGCCAAAGCCTTGAGTATTGGCCGGGCCGCACAAATACGCCACGCACCCTCACCGCCTGCACCGCGCTTCTTCTCCCAGTCGATTAAGGCATTAAACACAGGCTCGATTGCTGATTCGCCGTAAATTGTGCGCCCGATTGCGCCCTCGTTGCGGATAAGTACGCGGGTGTAGTGAACAGTAAACGAATCGCCTCCGTCACGCTGATTGGGCTTAAACACGCCTCGGTTGTTGTAGGTGTAATCAAGTGGCAGGCCGTAGCGTGGTGATTGCTGGTTGCTATCGATGGTACCGGGGATAAGCTGCCCCTCCCAAAACGGCATAAACTCCACAACGTCATCAAGATTGATGCTATTTGGCTCAAGTGGCTTTGATAGTGGCTGACCATCGCGCACAAACACAATCATTCCGCCATAGTGTCCAACGCGCTGCGTCCGGTCAGCGTCTTTGCACGAACGCCAGTACCCGGTACGCTCTGCAAATTGCTTGAACTGCTCGCTTTCTTCTTCGGTTTTGGCGTCTTTGACCATCGGATGAGTAAGCCAGCACAGGTTAACAGGCAGATTCACCACGGCATGAGCCAAACCGATTCGATCATAGGCTTGCTTGTAGTACCAAAAATCCATCTGAAGCGGCCAGCCGTACTCGCCGTAGCTCTTACTGTGCTTTGGGCCGAATAGGTGGCTTGTCATGCCTGAGTTGTAAAATGGCAACCGGCGCATAACTGAGTTTAGCGCCAGCTGTTTAGTGGTTGGTCGATAATGGGGCTTGCTCATTGCAGATCCTGCTCAGATGATATGTTGGCAGTATAGGCGAATGAGATTGTAAAAAAAAGCTGGTGTTATTTTATCCCCACTGCTCGGCCATTGCATTTGCAACACCTTGGTAGGTGGTGCTTCTCAACTTCCAGCGGTCAGCGCTTGGAGGCAGGTAGTGCAGCCTCTGGCGCTCATTGTCTGGCAGTAACATCATTTCTGCCTTGACGTTATTTGTTTCAGCAAGCAGCGGCAAGCCTTTCAGCCAAAGGCAGGTGGCCTTTTGCTCCATATGCCCAAACATCCAAGGCTGTATTACTTGGCTTTGCTTTACGCCACCTATGCGCTCTTTTGCGTATTTGTGCATAATTGGGTTTTCAATGCAAATCTTTGGAATGTCTGCATTTAGCAGCGCCTTAAAAAATGCAGCACCTTCATCTAAAAGCGCCCATCTTTCAGGGTCCTTATGTAGGTGACAAACACCACTGTTTGTCAGGTAGGTGCATGGCGGGTGCGCTATCATCAGATCAAAGCCATCGTTGATAATGTCAAAAATATCACCCTGATAATGCGGACCGAAATCGCTGTCTGATGGAAGCAGATCGCAGCTGATAGCATCATGCCCTTTTCTGATAAACGCATCACGAACCCGGCCCGAATACTCACAAGCAACAAGAACTTTCATAACTCACCTATTTTTTATTTATCAAGCCACGACTATAGCAATTAACAGCAAATCTGTAAACGAATATTTATCGCTGCCGCTTGTATACCTTGATTGTGGGTTTATTATTCTTGATCCGATGCTCAACTGCATAGCGCAAGCTGTCGATAAAGTGGTTAAAATCATCAACAGGCTTATTCAGCGCTTTGCCTTCCTTGTCCTTATCCCAGCAGTAGTTGTTAAACTCGGTCATAAATTCCACCAGGTGCGAGTTCACTACGATTTCGTACTCAAGCAAAAAGTCTATCCCGGCATTAACCGAGTCTTTACCCTTCATGGCCCCGCGAATTTTTACGCCTTTGCCTGCTATGTAGTCGATTGATTTAGGCTCTGAGCTGTCGGCCGTGGTGATTGTTTTGTGCGCCAGCATTTCTTTTATGCGATCAGCAATAGCCTGGTTGCTTAGCCCCTTCTCATAAAAACCGTCATACACATAAATACGCTTATTCACTTCATCCACATAGGACTGATTGAATGCGCTTGGATCGTTTGTATAGCCAAAGTCCAGGCCCTGCACTACGTCCAGCCCTTCAACTTCTTCTGGCCTGATTAAGCGCTGCGTTACCCTGTTAAACACCAAACCTTCAGCCGTACCCCAGTTGCCCAAAGCATAAATGTTGTAATAGCGCGGATTGGTCTTTTTCTTGTTTTCCATAACCATCTTGTACTCTGCATCAATAAACGCATTGTCCAAGTAGGTTGTTTTTAGTGTAAAAGTTCCATCTATCGGATCATCAAAGAATATCTTTTTAATCCAGTGCTGCTCGCTGATGGGGTTCAGTGTCAGGATGATTTGCTTTAGCGCTCCAGTGTTGCCCCGCAAACGTAAGTCCAGCTGCTCAAAATCTTCCTGTGTCAGCTCTGTGGCTTCTTCGCACCAGATAGAGGTGACACCCTCGATTGACTTCAGCTTCTCCACATCATCCAGGCCGCTAAACATGATCTGCGCCCCAGTCGGGCGATAGATGATAGTTTTGTCAGTCAGGTTAATATCAAACTCTTTGACCAAGCCCCACTTGCTGATGATGTTACGCATAAGCGTAAACACTGAGCGCTTAATGGTGCGGTCAACTTTACGGATGATCAGGAAATTGTGTTTTACGTGGCTTTCTTTTAGCAGCCGGTACAGGATTTTCCTTGCGACTATGTGCGATTTGCCGGAACCTGCACCGCCCCAGCAAATTTGATAACGTGACTGATCGACAAATAGCGGAACGAAAGCCGGAGACTTTTCTTTAACGTACTTTCTGAACTCGGCAAGGTTTACCATTCATGTGAGCCATCATCTGCAACTTTGATTGTATGGTCTACGCGCTCAATAAACGCACCGACAGTGCGCCCGATCAACTCCAGGTTGCGAACCTTATCTGGCCACTTAATCTTTTTCAACACCGCACTCATTTTCTCATCGTCACCATTTGCGCCGGACATTTCGACCACTTCCATTCCAGACAAATACTGTCGCCAAACTTTAGGCCATGCCCGTATTGGCTTGATGCTGCCGTCATCGTTCAGGATGTCCAAGGCATCCATCTGGTCAATCTCAACCAGTCGATTAAGCACATAGTCGCGATTTATGACTGCCTTCTCTGCCGCCATTTCGCGCAACTCACTCACCCGCGCATCAACATGCGGACGCGCACGGATCCGGCTTGCTGTCTCGTGCCGAGTCTTGTCGGTCATCTTGCCTTGATACACGCGCTTGTGCGCTTCAAACAGGCTTATAGCTCGCCCATCTTCATCAACGCCAGTTACGACCTCAACAGCAAACCTTTCCTCTTTTTCTATGCACTTTCTGACCATAATTCTGCCCCATAGTTACCACTCAACTTTAACACAGGTTTAGATAATTCACATCATCTGGCAAATAAAGCTTGATTAAGTGACAGATTATCTGTATTTTTAGTTGGTGTTTAATTAAAAAAAGGTTGTGAATTCATGGGCCATTACGACGATATTCGAGAAGCGAGAGAATTAGCAAACTTGCACTCAAAAGACTACATCACAGACAAGATTTGCTTGATGCAAGGTGATTGTCTTGAGCGCATGAAAGAAATCCCAAGTGGTTCAGTTGATATGATTTTGACTGATCCTCCCTATGGTACCACAGCATGCAAGTGGGATTCTCCGATACCATTAAAGCCAATGTGGGAGCAATTGAGGCGAATAATTAAGCCTAATGGCGCTATTGTTATGACGGCAAGTCAGCCATTTACAAGCATCTTGGGCGCGTCAAATATTGATGGCTTGAGATATTCTTGGGTTTGGGAAAAAACCGCAGCTACAGGTCACTTAAACGCAAAAAGAATGCCGATGAAAAATGCTGAGGACGTTTTAGTTTTTTATTCTAAACAGCCAATCTACAACCCGCAAAATATCATGCCTTTTAATAAAATCACAAGGCGTGGAAATAATGGAGATTGCTATGGGAAAATCGGCTCTGAGAATATGCAAGAATTTACAAACTACCCTCGAACAATTCAAAAGTTTGCAAGCGAAGGCAAAACCGTTCACAGCACTCAAAAGCCAGTGGCTCTTATGGAGTATTTAATTAACACCTACACCAATCACGGCGAAACTGTTTTAGATTTTACGATGGGTAGCGGCACAACAGGAGTGGCAGCCAGCAATCTTGGCCGCAAATTCATTGGTATCGAGTTAGATCAGAAATACTTTGATATTGCCAAGCAGCGCATTACAAGAAACTAAACCTCGCCCCGCTTAATCTGCTGCTGAAGCTTCTTCACTTCAAGCCGCTTAATTCGAAAGGAATAATAACGCTCAAGGACGAGCAGAATAACCGCGATATAAGACAGGGCTGACATGTACGGAAAACTCATAACCCCGTTAACAACTGACTGCATCCATTCCGGCAAGGCGCTCTGCCATGTGTCGGCGATATTCAAGGCAACAGCAGAAGTGCCAACCGTAGTTATTAGCGCCCTTAACGGGCTATGCACATAAGCGTCAAAGTTAGTCGTTAGCACTTCTATCATTCTCACGGTCGGCTTGCCTTAGTTTGTTCACCATCTTCGCTTTCGCATAGATTAGCGCCAGAGCTGGCAAAAGTAAAATTCCGTGAACCATTTGCTGGAAGGTGATCTGATCAATGCAGCAGGCGGCTATTAAGCCCAGCACCCAGGATAAAGCGGCTATTGTAATGATTCGCACGTTTGCCGCCTCCATGTGTGGGCCTGAAAAGATGATAGATGATGAATAAGTCTAAAGCGTTTATCGCGTATGGGTAGGCCTGATAAATAAAAGTCACTCTATCCGGCCACAGCAAGAAATCCACCGCACCCAGCCAGTTTATGAAACCAATGCACACTAATGCCTGACGGATTTGTGATAAAAGTTTGATATTGATGCCAGCATTGAGGCTAAACAGCACTGCCATAGCTAAGCAAGCATAGAATCCTGTCGGGGTCATGACAAAGGCCACCTTGCCCAGCACAGAGAAGAACAGCACCGCACCAGCCCCAAGATTAAACCTGCTGCCGTCAGCGCTAAATAAAAAAGCCGCAACGAATGCGGCATTTCTTAATATATCCAAGTCACTTGGCGACAGGATCACTTTTCTTTTCCTGCTCTTGCTGTTTTGGCGGGTCTTTAGGTTTCTGTTCGCTTACGGCCATGCTGGTAACTCCTTATGAATGAGCATCAACTATAAACTCTATCACCGCCAAATTCCAGCCGAAAAAAAGCCCACAATAAAGTGGGCTAAAGGTCAGGTGAGTTATGAATTCGGATTGAGCATAACCAACTATCCGATGGTTTGCAAATCCACTTCACACAATCCACCTTTCGTGACCGGTCCGCGCCGGACTATCAGCACATCGATCTGGCTATCATCCTCATATACTCCGGCATGTTGTAGCGCATCTAACAGGCTTTTACATCTGTTATCTAAGTCGTTCTTGCCTTTGGTGGCAAAGTGCAAATTAACCTCAAGCTGCAGCCGCCCCTCAATGAAACTCACTCTCTGCAGTATCACCTGATCTTTGACCTCTTTCCTGTACTTCCTGCCACTCTCAGAGATCAACACCTTGCCACGGCCTAAGCTGCGGTAATAGCTGTTGATGCTTGGTGGCATTGGCAGGGCAAATTGCTGCTTCATTTTGACTCCAGCAAGCGAAGCGGTCCCGCCGCGTAAAGCCGATGAATCGCATGCTCTACGCATGGGTTTAATTTCACTGATTTATCATCACCAATTTTTGCTGCATCCATGGCAGCATTAATGACTTTTTCTTTCTCCAGCTCAGCTTTGCGCGTGGCGTGATCTAGTGGGTAGTAAAAATCTAGACTGGCAACACCCATGCAATATTCTGTATCGCTACCATCCGAAATATTGGCAAGCATCTTTTCTTTGCCAATGTACAGAATGACACTTTCAGTCATCACGCCAGAATCATCAAATAACAAGCTTTCACCAATAGGAGGGTTTGCAGTGCGCTTATTGGTTTCATAATCCCACCAATCACCCCGCGACACTTCTTCGACAGGCTCAACCGCTGGCGTTTGCAGATAGCTTGTGTCGGCTGGTTTGTAGCGCTGGTCGGTGATTTTGAATAAGACAACTGAAGACCATTTCCAAGCCGCCACATAACCACCTGTTAAATCTGAGCACCAGCCTACAGTATCATCTTTCACTGAGCATATAATATCACCCGCCAACTCAGGCCGCTTGCCATTAGTCGGATACTCTACGCCCCAACGATAGCCGTTGATGAAGCCTAGCTCTTTGGCGCGCTGGGTGAATTGGTCTTTTGTGCAAATAAATACCCAATAATCATTTGATTCAGAGCTATAGCAACCAAAATCAAATACAGACAATGGCTGATGGGTGGTATTTTTTGGCCCTGAAACTTTTAAAAACTTACCACTCACTGATGGCCACTCACCACCATTCTCAACGATGGCTTTATCTAAAAAATACACATTGTTTAGCATTTCGTTATTCATAACATTCTCCTATTTAATCTATCTCTAACAAGCTGCCTCAAGTCATCCGGCAATGCGGCGACTATCTTGCGTATTTCTTGTTGACTTTTCTCTTTAGTTCTGAGCTGGTGCATATACAAGCAGTCCAGCTTATTCGCCTCAATCGCCAGTCTTTGCTCTGGCGTGAGGTTGCATAGGTTCATTCAAAGGACCACGCTTCAACATAGCTAATCGGGTCGCCTTTCTCGTCAACGAATCTCCAGTATGTATCTCCATCTTTTCTTGTTTTGAAGTGCTGTTTGCCTTTGTAGTTTTTTCTGTAACCCTTAATTTTCCAAGCGCCCCAGCAGCCACTGCCATGCAAACAAATAAGCTTATCGGCTGGCGGCGGACATGTATTTGGATTGTTCTTTGTTTTTAAGTCAAGCAGCTGCATCTTAACTCTCCTGGTTGGTTCAAATTTGTTTTCGTCGAAAATCTACGTTGACAGTATCTGCAATCACTTCTACTATGTCAAGCGAACCCGATAACTATTTAGGAATAAACATGTTTACAATTGAACAAATCATAGAGGCATTAAGAGATCGCAGCCTTAAAAAGGTGGCTGAATCAACAGGGCTTTCTTATGACACTGTTTGGCGCGTTGCCAATGGCAAGGCTCTGAAGCCAAGCCATGACACAATCAGCAAGCTGAGCAATTACCTGAAAAGCCGGGCTATAGAAATTAAGGCGGATTAGTTATGGCCAGAATTAGAACAGTAAAGCCAGAGCTTTTTAGGCATGGCGGATTGTACGATCTGGAGTGTGAAACAGGCTTACCAATAAGACTGGCTTTTATAGGGCTGTTTACTTCGTGCGACAGAAATGGTCGGTTCAAGTGGAAGCCAAGGGAGCTAAAGCTCGACTGTTTACCGCATGACAATATTGAGTTTTCACGCGTACTTGACGCGTTGCTATCGCGTGGATTCATTTTGCAGTACGAGAATTCAGGCGTGATTTACGGGTGCATTCCGACCTTCACAGTGCATCAGGTTATCAATAACAAGGAAAAAGCGACAGATGCACCATGCCCATACAGTGAAGGCTCTCAAATAATTGATTTTAATGATTATTTAACGCGTGATTCACGCGATGCTCACGCGTACCTGTCGCCACTTAATCTAGAACAAGGGGAAAGGAAGGGAAAGGAAGGGAAGGGAAAGGAAGGGAAGGGAAAGGAAATATGTCAGCAAGCTGACGATGTTGTGATTATTTTTGATTACTGGTGTCAGGTAATGAATAAGACAGGCAATGCAAAGCTAACAGCGAAAAGAGAAAAAGCCATTATTAATCGTCTGACCGAAGGCTATACGGTCGATCACATTAGGCAGGCAATCGACGGATGTAAGCGCAGCCCTTTTCACATGGGGCAGAACGAAAATAAAACTGTCTATGACGATCTTGAGCTGATCTGCCGTGATGGTGGCAACCTTGAAAAGTTTGCGCTAAACGTAGGGGCCGGGCAAAACGGATTAGCAACATCAATCCAGGGTTATGAGGATTTTGTAAATGAGCACTAGAAAAAAATTTGCTGATGAATTCTTGCTGACTTGCTTGGCGTATGAAAAGGAGTTCAAAACAGAGCTGGCTAACCTGTACTTTGCTGACCTTCAGCGTTACGGGATTGACCAAGTTGTTTTTGCTCTGCAATCGCACCGCACCGATCCAGACCGTGGCCGCTTCTTTCCTAAGGTTGCCGATGTGGTTTATCAGATTGGACAGCAAAACAAAAAGCCGGACACTACGCCAGAGATCGAGTGGTTCAAGGTGCTGAAAGCTGCGTCCAATGGCAGAAAGCCAGCAACAGACAACCAGGCTACGCTTGCAGCGCTCCAAATGGTTGGCGGGTGCAATGCAGTGGGTTATGCAGATCAAGCCGATGTGGTTCGTTTGAAGCGGTCATTTATGGACGCTTACAAAGCTATTGAGCAGGCTTCTCCTAATGACTTACCGCCAGAGTTGGAAAATATCAGCGCTTTGATTGAGCAAAAAACAGGAGTTCAGATCCGTGATTGATTCAACGCAAGCTGAACGTGCGTTCATTGGCGCATTGTTTTTGATGTCCGAAGATAAGCCAGTGTCAGAAATGTTCCGCCATGTAACACAGATTGAACCGGCTGACATTCTTTGCCCTAAATGCGCCAAGGTTTATCAGTTTATAAAAAAATCGGTAATGGCTGAGCAGTCGTTTGACTGGGTTTCAGTGCATAACGAAATTGAGCAGTCCAGAGATTCAGGCGAAAAAATAGGCTTTACAGAGCTTGGCGCAATTATCAAAGAGCAATCCGGCTATGCGGCAATTGACAGCCATATTAAGCTGATCAAGCAGTCATCTTTGCAGCGCAAATCTTTGCAGGTTTTAACGTCACTCTATGACTCTATCCAGTCATCCGAAAATATCATCCAGTCTTTGGGTAATGCGGAATCAGCCATTGAAGCGCTAATGCAAAAGGCCCACGGAGAAAGCGTAGGCATGGTTCACATCGTTCAACTTATGTCAGAGTGGGTAGCGCGAGCTGATGATGAATATCAGGGCAAGGAAACCGAAAAAGGCATTACTTTTGGCTTTAATGGCGTAGATGAAATGTTAGGCGATGAGCTTTTAAAGCCTGGGTCTTTGGTGGTTATTGGCGCAAACCCAGGCAAGGGCAAAACCGCCGTAATGGTCACAAGCTCAATCGAAATGGCGCGGCAATATCCAGATCGAACTGTTCAGGTTTATAGCCTTGAAATGCCATCAGCGCAGATCACCGACCGCATAATGGGTTCTGCAGTGCAAAATAGAAAGCCAAAGCATTACCAAGATGCTGACTGGGCCAAAATTGGCGCGCAAATCGAAAGGCTGAACGCAACGAATCTTTATGTTTGCGATAACCCGGTACTGACTGTTGAGCAGATCAAAATGAATGCGCGTGATGTTATAGCCCAAGGCGGGAGAATATCGGCAATCTTTGTTGATTATCTGACACTGATGAAGCTGCCAAAAGCAGACAGGCACGACTTGTCAGTCGGTGAAGTGACAAAGCAGTGTAAGCGACTGGCCAAAGAAATTGGCTGCGTTGTGGTGCTGCTGGCCCAGTTGTCGCGCTCAAACATGCAGCGAGCAAACAAGCGCCCGATTAACTCAGATCTGCGCGACTCTGGACAGATCGAGCAAGACGGGGATTACATATTTTTTCCTTACTACGATTATTTGTTTAACCCGGATTCAGATTGTGGGCCATACGCCGAAATGATTTGCAGTAAAAACCGCCACGGCAAAGCGGAAACCACTTTTGCCAAAGTCGTCAACGGCGTTTGGATGAATTGTGATCAGAAAGACGCTCAACTTAAAACAATGGGGTAGGTTGTGACTAATAAAAAAATTACTGAAGATTGCGCCAGGGTGTTAAACATTCCGCTTTTCGCTGATGGAGACTTTGTGACTGGTTATGTGTGGATTGATGAAACGCCGTCAGAGTACGGATTTTTAAAGCAGCACAACGAAGGCAATCAGTCGCTGTATTTTGCACCGTTAACGCGTGTTGCTGATGCGATAGGCGTAGCGTCAAAGCTGCAAATGGAAATGATATTCCACGAAGATCGGGCCGTTGCGAAATGCAAAGGCTTAACCAAAAGCTTTTTATACAAAAGCCGGATAGTTCCTGCGTACCGCAACGATGCAATGTGCAGGGCTATTTGTGTTCTGGCTACCGATTTACTTGCAGCAGGGTTAATCAAATGAGCGAATTCACCCCAACAAACGGCAAGCCGATACCGGGCTGCAGGATGCGAATGATCCGCATCAAAACCGACAAATTTAAAGAACACGATGTTTTAGCCAGATTCGCGGCCAACATCAAAGGCGTAACGGCATACAAAGAAATCCGCCCTTTGGATTGCCAAAGCGGTGTTTATTGCAACAACAAAACAGGTGATCTATGGACTTAGAACGAGTGGCAATAGTTATGGCTAACGCAAGACGGCTGATTAAAGCGAAAAAGATAACCAGCAATGCTCGGTTATATAGCGAGCTGTTCGGCACTGGACACGGAACGGCCCGTCAGTCTTGTCGCGAAATAGGATTAAACCCTGACGGTAACGAAACGAACTATACGGCAATGATGAAGCACATCCGAGGTGACCTATGAACAAAACAAACGAAATCGAAACCGTGGCCGCAGAGCTTGGCTATACCGAATCTATGGAATGCTCAGCGCTGGATTACATCATCGAAACCGCCAAGGCTTCTGTGATGGTGAATCAGAAGAATGTTGAGCTGGTGGCGCATGTTAGCGTTATTAAAAAAGCCTTGGAGTTGGCAAAGCCGCATGTGCGCACTTGTTACAAGCAAGGTCATGCAGAATGGTCTGATTTTGAGCGAGTATCTAACGCAATTGAATCAACACCTGCACAATGCCTAAACCAAATCAAGGCAGAGGCTGTGTTGCCGATCTTCAATAAGCTTAAAGCTGCTCATGGCAGCACCACTCACCGAAGAGCAAAAGAATATTTATGCGAAGAAGCTTTTGAGCTTGCAGGCGAAGTTATTGATTCTGCATCCATAGCCAAAGGTGAACTATGAAATCCATAAAAATAACCCTAATCCAAGAGCAGCGGGTCCAACTGGCCCACGCTGCGACTTTGGAAATTGATTTGCCGGATTACGATCAGTTGGCGAATGAGCTGCAGTCAACTAAAACCACTCTGGCAGCGATTACAGCGCTTTTAAATCCGAATGGCTACACTGGGCTTAGTCTTCCGGAGTTAATCGAATACAGGTTGGCTAAAGAGCGATTGGCGGCATATGACGAAGGCGGATCTGCTCAAAAAGCGTTTTGGGATGGATTTGAACGCGGCACTATGGATCCTGGTGGCAACATCCGCGCAAACTGGAATCAGTATTTAAACTGCATTGGAAATAAAAAAGCCCCTTAATCGGGGCTATTCCAACATCAGCTCTGCAAGCTGCTTGTGGTCAATCTTTCCAGTCAGCACCCCAAGCAGCACCACTTCAACTGGTACATTTTCGCGGTAAGTTCCGGTCGCGCTGTAGTTGCCCTGCTGTTGACTGGTCATCCTGAACGCGTCGCGGATTTCCTTTTTTGTTGCACCAGTCATGCCGGATAATTCCAGCAGCTGAGTATAAGTAATCGGTTTAAGTCTCTGTAATCGTGCCATGTCAATTCCTCTGTTAGTTTTTCACAGTATACACACAAAATCTGATAAATAAAGCTTGTGTTTTCAGTTTAGCTGGTTAGAATTGAATCAGGTTTAACAGGTGAGGTGAAATTATGAGCAAAGCTAAATTTACTAAAGGGCCGTGGGTGGCTCGGACTTATGGTGGATATATAAAGCATGCAGTCATTTATCTTGATGGAGGCGGTTTTGATATTTCAAATTGCCCAGACTGCATTGACAACGCCCACCTAATTGCAGCAGCGCCTGAGATGTATGACATGCTTGCGACAATTGAAAATGATGACAACAAAATACCTGCATGGCTGTGGGATAAAATACAGGCGACATTGGCCAAGGCGCGAGGCGAATCATGATCAAATGGGACGATGATCCAGCACCAGCAAATAAACTGCCAGCGGTGATAAAGCAGGGCTTTTACTACGGTATCGACAACGACGAGTACCGCGCATCTGCACCAATCAGTAAGTCTGACTTGGATTATTTCCAGACTAATCCAGCCCAGTATATCTGGTCACGCAATGCGCCAGTGGATCCTGAAAAGCTTGATGCGATGGATAATGGTAGCGCTTTACACTGCTTGATGCTGGAGCCTGACGAGTTCAAAAAGCGCTTTATCAAAATGGATAAATTTGACGCCAGAACAACCAAAGGCAAGGCCGACAAAGCGGCATGGCTTGCTGAGCATGAAGGTAGCGGGAAAATAATTTTAGAGCACGAATACGCCCGTAAGCTGCCAATCATGCGCGAATCTTTGCTGGCTCATCCATATGTCAGATCTATCTTTGAATGCGATGGAGATAACGAGGTCAGCGGGTTTTTTACTGATCCTGAAACTGGCTTGATGGTTAAATTTAGACCAGACCGAAAACTTAAAAAGGCGGCTTTGCTGGCTGACTTAAAAAAACTTGCTCAGTTTGAGCGCATGGACACTGTATTTAATGACCACGGCTACCACGTACAGGCTGCACTTTACTCTGATGGCTATTACGCAATTACTGGTGAATACCCGGCTTTTGTATTTTTGGCTGTAAGTGACACGGTGAATTGTGGTCGATATGAAGTGGATGCAATTGAATTGAAGCAGCACGACGAAGATCCGCGCAATCGGATAACTATTGCAAAGGGGCGTGAGATTTACAAAGCAAGCCTGAGAAAATACGCCGAACTGCTAAACAGAGATAGTGATTCAGCGTGGGAAACAACCAGAACTTTAACAACTCGCCAGTGGCGATAAGGTGATATGAAAATGACGAAAAGCACTCAAGTAGTACCATTTGCACAGCAATTCCCTGCTGTCGTGGCCCGTGGCATTGATGAATCAACTTGGTCAGCACTGTGTAACTCAGTTTATCCAGGCGCTAAATCAGAATCTGTATTAATGGCCGTGGACTATTGCCGCGCCAGAGATCTTGATGTGATGCTAAAGCCAGTTCATTTAGTGCCGATGAGCGTAAAGAATTCGCAAACTGGTAACTATGAATGGCGCGATGTGGTGATGCCGGGCGTCGGTCTTTATCGCATACAAGCTGACAGATGCGGGACGTATGCTGGAGCTGATGAGCCTGAATTTGGACCTGAAATTACGCGCACCTTTAGCGGTAAAAATAACTCAAAAATTGAAGTTACCTTCCCGCAGTGGTGCAAGTACACGGTTTACAAAGTAATTGGTGATCGGCTGGTTGCTTTTGTTGCTAAAGAATATTGGCTTGAAAACTACGCAACAGAAGGTAAAGACAGCGAAGCGCCTAACTCTATGTGGAAAAAGCGTATTTACGCTCAGTTAGCAAAGTGCGCCGAAGCCCAAGCTTTGCGTAAAGCATGGCCAGAAATAGGTCAAGGGCCAACAGCCGAAGAAATGGAAGGCAAAGGTCATGAAATTGACATTACGCCAGCGCAGTCACAGCAAAAGGTTATTCAATCAACTGGAGCAGCCGCCGCCCTGTCAGCAGCCAAAAAGACCAAGACAGCAGCGCCGGTGAACTTTGATGATGAGCCGGATCAGGTTGTGTTGCCACAAGAAGCGCAAAAGCTGCTTAGCCTGCTGGAAGATTGCCAAGATTTAGATCAGGTCAATCAGTGGGGTGCAGATGCTGCCGCGCAATTCCCAGCAGGCACACCGGAGTACGCAACTCTGGAAGCGGCTTACCAAACCAAATACAACTATTTTTCACAAAACCAGTAAAAATACCTTGCTTAAATACATTTAAGCTGTAATTATTAATCCGCGCCGGACGGTTTCCGGCTTTGATTCAGGTGAGTGATTATGAAATTAAATATTCAAGTAGAAATAGAATGGTTAAGTGAAGATGGCAACATTGATGATGTTGTTAAAGAAGAAATTATAAGTGGCGTAAAAGGCGCGATATCCAAGCAGTGTTTGGCTCAGGTTCAAAAGCAAGCGTCAGTCGAAATAGATAAAGCTATAGCTGAATCTATTAAGTCGGCTCAGCAAGCAATAAACCAGAAAGCTATCAGCTTTGCTGATGAATGGCTGGAAAAAGAAGTTACCATTACTGACAAGTGGGGCGATAAAACAGACTGCTTAACCATCAAAGATTTAGTGAAGCGTAGTTTTGATAATCTTCTCGAGCGAAAAGTTGATGATCGCGGTGATTTCACCAATGGAAACTATTCATCTTCAGGTATGCGCCTGATCGACTTTTTAACAGGTCAGCGTGTACGAGAGGTTGTTGCAACACATCTAAAAGGCATTAATTCTGATATCGAAAAAGCCATCAAAGCTGAGGTGGAAAGCGGCATTAAGCGAGGTGTGGCCGCTAAGTTTGCAGAAATGGTTATCCAGACAGCGAAACAAGATAACGCCGCAAGATTAGAAAATAAACAGGAGTAATGATCATGACAGAAAATACAGCATTAATCCCGGTGCAATTGCAGGTTACGGTTACGCCTGCAAAGATTGACACCAATATCGAGCCGCTGCGCTTAGCGTTGATTGAGAAAATCGACAACCAGAGCAAAACGGTTATTACTCTGGAAAACTTAGCTGAAGGCAAGGAGCTTGCGGCTACTATCAACAAAACAAAAGCTCTGCTTGAGACAGAGCGCAAGCGCATATCAAAAGAGGCATCTGTTGATGTTGTTGCGTTTGAGGCTAAAGCCAAAGAGCTTGAAAAAATCTGTGAAAACGGCTATCGCACAATTAAAGATCAAACAGACAAGTTTGATGCGGCTAAGAAGCTGGAACACCTGCAGATCATCAAAGACGCATTGACCGCAGCATGGGAAGCCTCAGGCATTGAGCCTGAGTTCCGCCGCGCCACGGTTGACGACTTGGCCACGTTAACGGCTGTTACGCCTAAAGGCTCACTGACCAAAGCAACCAAAACAACGCTAGATAGCCGTGTCGCTGAAGATAAATCCCTGCAAGACCGCACCAATATGCGTCTTGTGCTGCTGGAAAATCAGAGCTTGAAAGCCGGGTTAGTTGCACCGCTGGATCGCAACCATGTGGCAGCGTTTTTGTTCGCGCCTGATGATGTTTATCAAAAGCGCCTGGATGCGATTATTCAGTCTGAAATTCAGCGCCAACAGGCGGCGCAGGACAAGGCGCGCAATGACCAGTTAGCAGAACAGGCCAGAGCAGCGCAGCAGGCGCAGGCTCAACAAGCCGCACAGCCTGTAACGCAACAGGTTTACGCTGAAGCAGCGCAACAGGCTAACGTGTCACAGCAAGCCACAGTCGCAGCAGCGCAGCCACAAACTTTAGGCCCAAACCTGAAAGTCAATCATCCGGCTTTTCGCGATGAAAAAGCTCAGTATGGAGTTGCGCTGAATGGTGTGCAGCAGGGAAAGCCAATGACTTGCACTCAGTCAGAGTTTGAGCAGCATGTGATTGGCTTATCGTCTGCCGATGACGGCTTCTTTGAAATCTACAGCCGCAGCAGTGGCCTTGTTGCCATCGTAAAAAATGGCGTTTTGTTTCGCAAAGTTGATGCATAAGGATTAATAAAATGAAATTAAATAATCAGATTAAAAAAGCAATACTGGAAGCGGCTTTGAAAAAGGCAGGTATAAACGACAGAGAGAACCTGATACAAGCCAGATATAACGCATGGGCTGAATCAGTGCGCGTTCGGTACGTCACACCAGAAGTGATGGAGCTGGTAAATAAAATAAAAGATTTGATGTCAAAAGTTCCTGACTGCATTGCAGATCAATCTTTTGGATTCAAAACTGATTATGAGATTTATCGCGCAAACGTGGCTGGGCAGACTCGGACAGTAAAATACGGTGAAGTTAATCAATACGGCTCGCTGGTAAAAAGAATAACTCCAGCCGAAGTTGTATTGCTAGCTGACGATCCTCTATCAATTGAGCTTCACCTGATTGATGCTGATGCCGAAAAGCTGAAGTCAGACAAAGAGCAGATCATAGTTAGCGCTACGGCTGTTTTAAATTCTGCTACCACTGACAAGAAGCTAATTGAGCTTTGGCCGGAAGCAATTGCATTTATACCGGCTGCTGAAAAGGCAGCAAAGCCAAGCCTTCCTGCACTGCCAATTGCAGAGCTTAACAAGATGATCGGGTTGCCGTAATGCGCCACCTGATTCAGGGCGGACACAGCCAAGAGCAGCTTGATTTACTGCTCAAGCTAACGCGCATTAGTAGCGAGTCCGTGACCGATGCGCTGAGCGATCATCTTGTTCGTGGGCTATCCGACTCGTTGGCGGCAAGTGCAAACGGTGTATTGCTGCCAAACTTTACAAAGGCTCTTGTAAGCCTAAACAAAACGGCTGAGATTGTAGAAGGCTTGATTGAAATCAGGGTCAGGCACTTAAAATCAGTTAAGTGATAACTAAATTTAATTAGATAGGTGATTTATGATTGATACACCAGCAACAATGGACGAAGCAATAGAGCTTGCAGCTCAGCATTTACCTGAAGGCTATCGCGTTTTTATCGTGGTAGAAAAAGGTGGCTACAGCGTTTATTTAGAAGATGAAAACACAAGCGAAATAGCTGTCGATGGTGGTGACGGTATGCGGTCTGACGTTGCCGAAGCAATTAATGTTGCAATTGAAATGGCAGGGGCTTAGCTATGGGTGACGATTTGATATTGGCTGCGTTTTTGACTGCATGGTCAGCCATATCTTGGGTTACATACTCAATCTGCATGTATGCCCTAAAGCTAATGCAGGATGATAGTGACAGAGAAATCGAATTAATGATGCAAGTGCCAATAGGTGCAGCAATCATGAAAACGTCGCTTCTTGTATTGTCAATATTCTGGCCTGTGCCTTTGATTTTTATTATTGGGTCTATCATTAAACAAAAACTATTAGGTGAATAAAATGAACGAACGCAACGACATGAAATATCTGAACATCGCCAGCAACGACATTGTGGTGGGTCGCGCAACGGTTCCGGCGACTTCGCGCATGGGTCGCGTTGGTTGGGCGCTTGTTGGTGGTCGGTTTACTGAAAGCTTGGCTACAGCCAGAAAGCATGCTGAAGAAATCAACCGATTGATGGTCCTTTGCAAAAATTGGCGCAATCTGCAATGAACCGCGCCGAAATCCTGTTTCGCCACATGGAGCTAATCGAAAAGCATCATGTGGCCACGCACAACGCTTACTTGAACAAGCCTGGTGATCGTGAAGAAGAAAACCAGCGCATGATTCAGGCGCGTGATGCGGTAGTTGAAAGCGCCGAGACTCACGGCATAACCCGGGCTGAACTGACAGAGCATAGCAAGCGCAATACGTTCACGGCGAAGTCAGTTAGTCACGCAATGGATCATCTGAAAACTATTTTTGGTTGAAACTGTGCCGGACAGATTCCGGCGTTAAAGTGAGTTATTTATTGATGAATAAATTAACTGTTAAGTTTGTAAAATGGCTGATATTCGCAGTGGTTTCTTTTCCTCTGCTATTTCAGGTGGCGCCAATGCTGATTAGCAGTAAGAGCAATGAAGGTGTTGCGCTCGGATTTGCTGTCATATTGGCGTATGTAGTTTTTTCTTTTAATTTCGTGTTAAACAAAATAACCAAAGAGGGTGTTAAAAATGAAAGTAATTAATCTGATTTTTGTTGTTGCTTTAGCTTTTCTGGCTTCTGCCTGCTCAAAAGTTCCCGCCGGTCATGTGGGTGTGAAAGTTTATCTGCTAGGTGGTGATAAGGGTGTTAGCTCCGAGGAATTGCCTGTTGGTCGCTACTGGATTGGCATTAACGAAGAATTGTACTTATTCCCCACTTTTAGCCAAAACGCAGTGTGGACACTGGAAGAAACCAGCGAATCACCGACTGATCAGTCATTCAGCTTTCAAACGGTTGAAGGCATGGCGGTAGGTGCTGATGTCGGCATTACTTACAACATCGAGGCTGACAAGGTGACAGGTATTTATGAAAAGTACCGCAAAGGCGTGAATGAAATCACTGATATTTATTTACGCAACATGGTGCGTGACGCATTGGTGAAAGTCACCAGTACACAAAAGATTGAATCGGTATATGGCGCAGGTAAAGCCACGATTATCGAATCAGTAGAAAAGATGGTGCGTGATCAGGTCAAGCCAATCGGCATTAATGTTGAGCGAATTTACTGGATCGGCAACCTGCGCCTGCCGCCACAAGTTACGACTGCAATTAACGCCAAGATTGAAGCCACGCAAAAGACGCAGCAGCGTGAAAACGAAGTTGCACAGTCAAAGGCTGAGGCAGATAAGGCAATAGAAGAGGCGCGAGGCATTGCAGATTCAAAGTTGCTTGTCGCACGAGCTGAAGCCGAAGCTATTGAACTTAAAGGCAAGGCCATCCGCGAAAACCCGTCAGTCATTGAATTAAATGCAATTGACAAGTGGGATGGAAAATTGCCTACCTATAGCGGTGGCGGTGCTGTGCCTTTTATTAATCTGGAAAAGAAGCAATAGATTAAAAATAACACTTGCACATACAGATTATGTGTATAATACTAAGGTCAGTTAATAGCTGGCCTTTTTTATATAACCGGACATCAAAATGTCGTATAAGCACAAGTGGCCGCGCCGATGCAGTAAGTGTGGGGCCAGAAAGACACTGAATATGATGCCGCATCAGTACAAGCTGGATAAGCACCGGACTTGTTTATGTGGCGGTGAATTGCGGGTTGATTGGTATCGCAAGAAGAAGGAAAACAAAGCGCCGTGCAAGTGTGATGGCTATCACTATCCGCACCGCAAAGGTGGTGGCGTGTGGTGCAAACATCATCCTATGGGGCCAAGCGAGCAGGATTATTTAGACAGATACGGCGATTACGCCGAACAACAGGTGGAGACTATGAACGAAAAACTAATCAAATATCAGGCAGCAGTTTTTGCTGATGCAGCAGAAGGCGAAAAGTTGGGCTATCTTTGCCAGCTGATCCAGATTTATAACAGCAAGGCCATAAAGCTGCACCCAAGCGGTTTAAAGTGCATAGCTTTTACCTTGAGTGTTGGCGGCTGGATGCTCAATCACCCATCAGTAGATTGCCTTTTCGACAACAACAGCACTTTAGATCAGTTAATCCAAATCGTGGAGGGTCTTTTAGATGAAGCCTGTGTTTACTAACGAAAGCGAAGCGCTAAGCGCACCATATCGCCCACTGAAAGATTATGTCAGCGTGAAGCCAGTGCGGCACCAGCAGAAGCAAAAAGCCGAATCTGGCTCAATCTGGATGCGTCTGCTGTTGATTGCAGTTGGCTTCTGCCTGTTTTCTTCAATTTTATGGAGTGCGTCCAATGTTTGATTTTATAACTCAGTCGCACCCTGTTTTGGTGGTGATAGTTTTTCTGCTGTCGCTGAAGCTGGTTGTATTCGGTTTTGTCTGGTGGTTTGAGTCCAGCAACTACCGCAAGCAAATGGATGATCTGGAAAAGCAGCCTGAGCGTTGGGGTGAGTTTTTACGCACAGGTGAAGACTATCATTTTTTGAAAAAAGGTGAAGATAAATGAATGCAATAAAACACCCGGTTCTTTTGCTTGCACTTTCTGCAGCAATTGCAATGATTTTTTACTTTTTTGGATTTGCTGTCGCCTCCTTTGTTGAGTGGGGGTTCCCTGCCGGATGGATGGAGTTTGATAAAGACTGGCGCAAAGGGTTTGCGGTCGGAACTGCTCTATGCTTTTTAATTGCATTTCCACTTTATCTTACAATTCTAATGAGGTTTGAAAAATCATGAGCTGGTATGAAATTGGAATAGCTGTTTATTTAAGCCTGGTTTTCGCACTGTGGATTTTTATCAAGGGCGCGGATCATGGTGATAAAGAATAAACAAACAGGCAAAACCGAAGAAGTGCAGTCTTATGGCTTCGGCTTTGTGAATGCAAAAGGTGAATTTATACACCGTAAAAATGCGGTGTTTTGTTTGGGTCAGGCAATGAGGAAGATGAAAGATGGACAGAAACGCTTGGCGGACTCCGCCAGAAATATTCGCGGTACTGAATGAAGAATTTAACTTCAAAATAGACGTTGCTGCATCGGCGCAGAATTCGCTTTGCCCGCTGTTTATTGACAAGGATATGGACTCGTTAGAGACACGCTGGTATTCAATGATTGATCGCGGCGACTATGCTTGGTGCAACTGCCCTTATTCTGATATCGGGCCGTGGGTGGAAAAGTCAGCAAAAGAGTCTCGTTTAGGTGCTGGCGTAGTTATGCTGGTCATGGCCGATACCTCTGTAGGCTGGTACAGAAAAGCTATTGAAACCTGTCAGGAAGTGCGATTTATCACAGGTGGGCGGCTTGCTTTTCTGGATCCTGAAACCGCAAAACCAACAGGCGGAAACAACAAAGGCAGTATGTTTTTAATATGGCATCCGTTCGCCAAAGGTAAGCTGATTGTGTCTCACGTTGACCGTGATACCCTCATAAATGAGGGAGCCAAAATCATTAAGCGCGATTTACTGATGCACGTTCCATTCTAAAGGGTTGAAGCAAAAATGCACATACACTTATTGATGGGTTCTATAGTTTCAATGCTTTCCGCATGCAACACGGGTGCAGGCGAAGTTAAGTCGCCTGTGTGGTTAGATGAAGGATTAAAGATTCGCAGAAAACCACGAAAGGCCAAAAAGAAAACAGCTAGAAAAGGCGGAAGGCCGTGAAACAAATAAAGGGGCTAATTGCCCCTTAGTTTTTCATATGCCACCTGACAACCTAATCCGGCTATTCTTGATCGGTCAGCGATTTCTGCCAAATCTCCCGCTCGGCGGTCAGCGCGTCTAAGCAAGTCGGCAAGCACAGTGATGTTTGTGGCGGCTGCTGCGCGTTCTGCGGTAGTGGCGGAGGGATTATTGCAGGCACTTGATCGGCGCACACTATTGCTGATGGACTCTGACAAGCTGCTAGATGCAAGCTCAGCAGTGCGGCGGCTAACTTCCAGTTCTGCAAATTGCTTTTTAAGGTCATTGTTTACTTTCTCCAATTCTATTGCCCGGTCATTGTGTTTTTTTACTGCTGCGGCTATCAGCTTAGATTGAGCCTTAGACGCTTCGGCTTCTGCGTTAGACCATTTGGTCTGCCACTTGTTATCAGACCATTCATGGCCAGCCCAAGCGCTCAAGGCGACAACAGCAGCTAATGCAATGGCGTAAATAAGGTATTTATTCATCATCTTTAGTGTTTCCTTTGTGCAGACTGTCAATACCCTTCCATATAGCTGCAATCAGGGCCGCTGCAATAGCCCCAAATGCCATAGCCGCCTGGGTTGGGTCCAGTAGCTTTAACTCATCAACTATCTTCCATAGCAAAGCCTGTGAGCTAAAAATCAGCATAACCTGGACAATACGCATTTGACGAAGCGTCACATGAATAGGCTGGCTGAAAATAAAGCCAAACATTGCTTTAAAGTGTTCCATCTTTCCACCGCTGCCAATCGTTAAGATACTTTTCAGCCGAAGCCGCCCCACCAGCATTCCAGTAGCGCTTAGCATATTCAGCCATAGCCTGAGTGGTTTTCGGCAATGGATTTTTGTCCATAGCGATATAGTGCCGCGCCATCCAGAGCGCATACACATCATCGTTAATCATGCGGTCTGGGTCGCTGCGAATTATGCCGTATTTACTTGCTCTGGCGTTGATGGTGTCGCTGTTGTCCCAAACGCTATTGTGCGTTGGCGGCTCCATTCCAAACAAGCCGCGAGCAGCACCTTCAGGCACAGGCTGACCGTTTTTAATAATAAGTTGGCGGCGATATTTGCAGCCGTGGGATTCGTGGGCTGCAATCATACAAAGAAGCTCGACGACTGCATCAGAATGCAGCCACCAAGTTAATAGGTGTTCAGTACAAAAGTGCTTGAAGTCTTGGTATTTCATTTATTTAGCCTTTTAACCAAAAGTAGTTATCGCCCTACCTGATGCACCATCGATGAATTTGTCAGCGCCTAAATACTGTGGAGCATAAAACTTACAGTCATCATTGCCGACCGACCGCATGATAACTGCTACAGAGCCAGGATAACCCCTCACCTGAGTTGTTGGATATACCGTGTAATCATATGTTACAGTTCTGCCGCTTACTGGATCCCTGAAAGAAATACTGTTTTCACCGTCTACAGCTGGGTAGTAAGTTACATCATCAGTTGGATCTGGTGCAGCCATTTCTATGAATTGTGGGGCAGTTATCTCTCGGAAAGCGTCAGACATTGGACACATACCGTTATAAATGTTTTGTATCTGCAACCCAGCTGATGAAGCCATGCTAAAAGTTGCATCAACAGCTCCAGCACCGATAAACTCTAAATCTTCATAGTAATTTGCCGACTGACCATCTGGCCAATTTATAGTCGTTTGCTGGTGAACGCCGAATGTGTCACCCATATACATGGAACCATTAGCAGGCAAAGAGCTTGATATTTCAACACCGTCTTTTCGCCAAGATATAGCGTTAAGCGTTTCACCGCCATGAATGCTGCCACCAGTTTTTGCAGTGCCTTCTGGCCCACCTTGACGCACTGAAAATACAGGAGTTGCAGCACTGCCAGAATCCAAATAAACACTGGCCTTTCTTGCAAAGTTAAAAAAGTCGTAAGTTTCAAAATTATTAAATTTTTCAGATTGAAAAAGCTGCTGAATGTTAACACCGATGACACGAAGATCGGTTGTTGTAGTTCCGTTGTTGGTTATCCTTAGCGTAAAAGTTCCCATTTTTGGAGCTGCAAACTCATAGATACGATAGCCATCAGCTGTAGAGCTAGATCCCCTGCGCAAATCAAGCGTGGCAATCACAACTCCGTTGGTCTGGTCCTTAATTTCAACTGAGTTTGCAGCAGAGTTAAATTGATACAGTCCAACATTGAATAATCCGTTTTCGTCTGTAGTTACTGAATATTCAACGTATTCACCGCCGCCAACTGTATTTCTGCGCATGTTTTGAGTTTGAAACAAGTTTGTTGCGTTGTCGTAAGCTTTCCAGCCAGAAACCACCATTGCGCTATTTGTCCAAGTTCCTGACTCAGCAGCTACTGTATTTTTGCACAACCACGCCATAGTCAGATCGTAAACTAAAGTTTGCCTCCACCGCTGCCACGGTGTGCCTACGTCACCTGAACCCGATAGTGTAGGCGCGCCTGCCTGCTGCATACGCAAAGCAATACCGCCTGTTTTGTTGGCTTTAGGTGACACAAACCAAACAGTCCCTGCGCTTTGCACATACATTGCTTTTTTCCCTGATTTTTGTGATTTTTTTGGGCGCAATGAGTATTGACCATCTATCAGTCCATCCTTTCGGAAGCCTTTCACTTCTTTTGCTTTTGGGTATCCGCCACCAATAATTTTGCAGTCATCTGCTATGACGGATATATCACCCATTGGTGGATATAAATTAAGGTAAAGCTCTTTTTGTGGGACGTAAACGCCCCACTTACCTTGAGTAACAGCGTCTTCTGCAGCCTGCATTAGCAATGAATACACGGTTGAAGGATTGGTGGTTGGATTGTATGCAGCAAAGTTAATTAAACCCAATTCAACAATTGACGCCCCTTCATAAGATGACAGGGCGGTCCTAAGGGTAGAATCATTGCGGTTAGTCCAAGTTGCAACACTTTCGCCGCCAGTGCCTGCAACCGTACTGCTAGGCGGAACTATTTTAGGTAACACCCCACCCCAGCTAAAATAAGCAGCTGGTGATGTTGTGCGCTGCAAAACTTGATTTCGCTCATTGATAGTACCACCAAGCTCAAAACTGCCTGCAGCGGGGTAAAAACCTGCCGCTAAAATTGCGCCTTCAACTCTATTTTCAAATCCGGTGATCGTTAATCTGGCCTGCCCAAGCCTATCATTCACGCTTTCAGCCGCGCTGGTAACAACTTCATCAAGAGTGGCAAGGTTAAGATCGGCATTTACTAAATCTTGTGGTGTTGCCATTGTTGGCTCCGTAATATTAATTTAATCTGATTTTAGCTTTATTCGGCTGGGTATGCACGTTCATCATAATTCACCAGCTCAACATCAACGATTCCGGCCTGACTCGGCTTGCCGCGCTTCGTGATGATGTAGTCGTGCGCTTCTGAGTCGGTGGCGATCATATAAAGGCTACCCATCTGAATCTCAAAGCTATCAGCAGTGTAAGCGGTTAGTCCGGCTGCTTCAAATCCAAATGGATTGCCGTCAGCTCTGGCTGTGCAAATCACTGTATTTGATGTGCTTCCATCATCATTGCTGATGTATACGTAATAGGTTTGACCGGTCACTGGCTCAAACTTTTCTGATGTGGTGAACACATTGCCAGATTGCGCCCTGATTTCTCCGGTGAATATCTGGCTGTCAGCGATATATCCCCAGCCCACGCGCTCGCCTATACCTAAAGCTAATGCGTCCATATGGGTACGTTCAGAGACCTTAATCCGCTGGTATCTGATGCGGCCTATTTCGCGTTGTGCGCGGTTCTCCGCTTGGTACTGATTGCGGCATCCGGCCAGCTCCATTTTCTGCACTCGGACACCCAAGCCGTTTTCAATGGCTCCGGTTGCCGGATTAATGCGCTTACGGATATAAGCCGTGGTGTTTAAATCGGGATCCACATAGCTGACCTGTACGCTGTCAAAATCTAAACCGCGCTGAAACTTTCCTGATAATTTGCTAGATGACGGGGCCACGTTGCGGCGATTGAATAAAGCAACGCGAGCCGATTTTAATTCGTCGCGCACAAATCGCCAGTTGCCGCTGGCTATCTCATAAGCTGATACCCTTGCCACGTTGCAAATCGTCTGCACAAATTGCTTGGCCCCTACGTCAGAGTCATCAAAACTAAAATCAAAATAACCAAGGCGAGGATCGGCTAAGCCTTCCTCAATGGCAAACAGTGTTTCATAGTCGATATTCGCCACAGGCACACCGCAGCGATTAACAAGCACATCCATAACGGCTTGAGCAAAGCTTCGTGTAACCGCATAATCTCCAAACGTGCCAGTTTCTGAATTAAATATTTCAAGCTCACGCTGCCACAACAGGTTTATTTTTTCTGATGCCCCGCGTGACTGCATTGCACTGCTGCGCCGGTTTGTTCTAATAATTGTCATGCCTGGAAAGGTTGTTGTGTACGGCGTCACAGATTCGACGCGCTCAAGAGTGAGGCTGTCAGCTGCGTTGTCACCTAAGCTTGCGGACGTTCTGTTTGCCTTGGCTTTGTATCGCCCTGGAGTTAATCCGCTAATCTCCTCTGTTTTAAATAGCCCATCTTGGGTGTTGCCAATGAAAGAACCTGGTAGCACTTCTGGCGATCCAATATCCTCACCATCACTGTCTATTTGCTGGATTGTCAGCGCATAGGTAACACTTACGTTTTCGCCAGATCCGTCACGCAAGCCAGATGGCATGGACAACTGAAACCTAATGGCCGTCACTTGATCACCATCCAGTGTAAAAAATGGTATTGATGCAGCCTCACTGACTGATGATAACTCACCAGCAACCCTGAATCCGCCAGCAGGGAAAGGCTGAAGCGCATCAGCAACAAACGATATTTCATTGCCTGAAATGGATTCGATTACCCTTGAGCCGTCATAAAACATCAGAGTATCAGTTTCTAAGTAGCTGACGTTTATTTCAATGGTTTCTCCAACTTCCGGCTGGAGCACATCGATTTCATCTGATCCAATTCTGAGTATGTCTTCTGTTTCAAAAAATCCCGCATCTATGGTGACAGATTTATAAAGCTCGTCAGTTGCAGGCAGTGGAAAATCTATGCTTCCTTCGGCTGGCCTTACATCAACTAGCCCTGTTGGCGTTTCTCCGGGACCGAAAACTTCATAGGTTGAAAATGGCAGCTCAGAAAAAAGAGTTGAGCCGTCCTTCACATCGCTAACAACTCCACGACCAAGTGACACCCCGAAAATCTCTGTGAACTGACGGCGGTTTCCGATGTATGTGTAATAGCTGCGTTGGATAAAGTCAGGGAAACAAATCACCTCGCCATAAACATTTGGCACGGCCTGATTGGGCCTGTATGAGTTTGTTGCGGCGTTTAGCTGGTTGTTCGGGCTGGTCTTGCTACTTCCTGCGTCGTTTGGTATTTGAGGCTTTGGCAGTAGCACGACAGATGCGACTAAGGCAACGGCAACAATAATCAGCGCAGTTTCAATGCCATTTGCCCTTGATACCACATCAACCTGATCATGCTTGCTGATCACAACGTTAATTCGCTCGTTCAGGTTATCGTGCTTGCCGCTGTCTGCAATCACTTTGCCGTTGAGCGAAACAACAGCGCCGGATTCACCCATAGACTTAAACGGGCTTTCGGCAAGCCAGCGCAAGAGGTTTACATCAGCATCAACATTGAATACTTCTGGGGTATGCTTCAGTGGGTTTTTATGGACTCTGATGATCGCCATTACTGCCCCTTGTACCGGTAAAACTTGATAATACAGCCCATCTGTGAGTAATAGCGCTTCAGCACATCAATAGGCCAAGTGCATACGGATTGCGGATTATCTTCGGTGCCGACTGCATGATAGGCGCGACCTGCCAGAATGCGGCCGATATGGATCATGTTTTCGCTTTGGTCGTAACAGGCAAATATTGCTCCAGGTGAAGCAACTGGCAATTCTTCATAGTTAGGCAGTGAGCCTTGCAACGAATCAGCAAAATTACACTGCTCGCGGTTCATTGGAGTTGGCAGATCTACGCCATTAATGCAGCGGTAGCTGTGAACGACAGCACCCCAGCAGTCCAAACCGCCATTGGCTGGATCGTCAGAGCCTTTTAGCCAAGGTAAGCCTACCATCCGATTTACATATTCGTTGTCGCGTTCTTTTATCATATTAAGCCGCCCAAGCCTTTGAAAATGTCCGGCGTGTAAATCACGCTGATATCACGCGCTGCAAAGTTGATTTGTCCGCACTGAAAGCCCAAGTTAATCATATCCATGGCCCAAGCGTCACCTTCAAAATATAACACGTTTACAGGGTTAGTTATGCCTGACAAATACTGCCGCCAAACAACCTCAAGTTTCGGCGGCCAGCTATTCATGACGGTATCAATATACGGCTTAGCCTCAAAGCCGATAGCGCCAAGCTGCACATCTAGCGATGTTTCACCATCTTCGCCGATTTCAGGCTCTGGAGCTTCAAGGTTCATTGGCTCAAATTCAACTACAGTGCCAGCATTGCGAGGTGCGCCAGATTCAAGTTGAAACGACTTAGGTAGCTGCTGATTGGCAACAAAGCGGCGAAGACCGGCAACCGGGTGATAAACTTCCAGTGTGGTATATAGAATCTGATTGGCTGGTTTTTGGGTGAAAAACTCCGGCAATGTATCAGTCATTTATGCCTCCGGTGCGCTTTCGGTTATGCCGGTGTCGAGCAGCGCCATACCAGTAAATGGATTGCCGTCAGGCGATCTGTCTGCAAACCATTTTAAGGTGTCATAGCTGGCCGAAAGGATTGTCGTATTATCGCGCACAAATACTCTTGCCGAATAAACGTAAACCTTGCCCTGTTGCGAAGTCATCTGGGGAATTCCAGCTCTTGTAAATCTACATTCTTTCGTTATTTCTTCGCCGTCGATCAGCATCGACATATTAAAAGGTTTTGTGCCGTGTTGCAGTGCCGATCTAAACCACGCCATCAAGTAAACAGCCTGTCCATCAGTCAGCGCCCACTGCAAATTGTACTCAGCAAAAATATCATCCGTCAGCTTTTTGACATAAAAGCCGCCGCTGGCCGCTTCTGACTCAATAAATGCAGCCGATTGCGTACTGGTGTAAGCGCTGGCCAGTGCCTTTGGTAGTCCCGCTGGAAAATCTATGTCAGCCATTTATGATGTCCTGTTCACTGCGTTGGTAGTGTTGGTGACGGCTTTGTGTGTTTGTCCGCGCTTGTTCATATCTCCCACCACAACATCAAGCACCCACCGCTTGTCCTGCTCGCTAAAGCGCTGGCCCTGCACTGATGCCTGACTGCCGCTGTAGTTTGTAATATTGATTATAGGTGCATTACTTCCGCCGCCGCTAACTTGCATATCTTTAGCGCTCACTACGTTGCCACCGCCAGCACCAGGTAATAAGTAAGACCTGCCACCCTGCATAAGTAATTCAGGATCTCCGCCCTCTGATACAGGGTAAATCGTGCCAGCATTCACAGCCCCGCCGTTTTTGCGCCCAGCACCTGCAGTTAGTGCGCTGCCAGTTTGTGCAGCCGCAGCCAAACCAACGCCAGCAGTTAAGCCAGTGCCAAGCGCAGCAACGCCCACAGTGGCCGCGCCACCCAGGGTGGCTATGCTTGCCAAGGTAGCAGCTGGTGCCCATGCAGCAGCCGCAGCACCGCCAGCGGCAACAGTAGCGCCAGCAACAGCAGTTTGACCGACAATAGCCGCCGCAGCCTGTCCAACCCAGTACCGTATGATTGCAGTCAATAATTCAGTAGCTATGGTTTTGGCCAGATTGCCAAACATTTCTCTGGCGCTGTCACCTTCAGTAATCACCCGCGCAAGACCAGAGCTGAAATTATCCAGAGCATTCAGAGCAACGCCCTGCATTGACTCCTGAATGGTTGCGCCTAGCAGTTCATATTCAAATCGAAGCGCCTGGAGCTGGGTCACTTTATCCGCAATAGCTTGCTGTTCTTCTGGCGTGGCATCTGGACCAAGCGCTTTAATAGCTGACTGAATTTCAAACTGTTCATTACCAAGCTGGTTACGGATCTGCTGCAGGTAAATTTCCTGCTCTACTTCCGCCACTCTGTTTCCGCGCTTTTCTTCAGCCTTGGCGTTTTTATTAGCCTCTTGTGCTGCAAACAAAGCATTTTGAGCATCAACAAGCTTTTGTATTTCTTCGGCTGTTTTGCCTGCCGCTTGGCCTGCGAGCTGGATTTGCTCAATCTGGTACTGATTGGCAGCTGATGCGCCTTGCGCTGTGGCTGATTGATTGGCTATAGAATCCGCCAAGTTATCCCATGACCGGGCAGCAGACTCCAAAGCCTGGTTTTGCTTTGCTATCTTCTGAGATTCAGCTTCTGCCTTTTCCAGTGCTGATACTGCTTTCTCTATTGGTGCTGGCAGCATTTCAGCATTGGTTAGTCCAAGCTGCAAGGCAATGGCAAGCCGTCTGGCTGCATTGTCTCCGTTAAGCATTTTTTCTGTTGCTATTGCGGCCTGGTCGGTAACTTCCTTGGTTATATCGGCGATACGCTGCTGCGCCTCTGCTGCAGCAACAGCACCTTTTGCATACTCGTCAATATTTTTCTTTGAGCGCTCAATCTCACCAGCAAGCAGATCCATTTCTGCATTGTTTTTAGCAACAAGCCTTTGAGCTTCATCAAGCTTGTCTGCATAGCGCTGCAAGTTGTCGTCTGCGCTGCGAGGAACGCCACCAACCATTGAAAGCCTGTTTTCTGACTCAAGTCCTGCCCCAGCCTGGGACATGGTTTTGATCAGCTTCTCAGTTTCAAAGTTTTCAAGCTTAATGGCTTCAATTCTGGCGTACTTGGACTGCAAAGAGTCCATTTCATCTTGGGATAATAGTTTCGCCTGGTTGGCGGTAAGCCCAGTTTCTTCGCGCAAATCCTTCAGTCTTTCTACAAGATCATCAACCTTGTTTTCTCCGGCTGTTAGTGCGTTAAAAAGCATTCCTCCTAATGCAGCTGAAATACTGACTATTGCGCCAAGTAATGGAGCGCCAAGAGTAAAGCCCAAGTCAGCGGCTTGCTGAGACAAGGCAACCATAGGACTTACTCCGCCCTGAATTTGCCCTATGAATTGCTGGATCTGAATGCCTGCCTGACCTGCGTTCCGACCTAATCCGCCTAAAGACTGGTTAACGCCAGACGCCGCTTTACTGACCTGAGTGTTCATCGTCTGTGCAGACTTTCCAGCTGCAACAAAAGCCGTTTCTGTTTTTGCTAGTGAATTGCTGATCTGCTTCTCAGCTGATACCAGTTGCTCGGTCTGCATTTCAGCAGTCCAGACAATTCCGCCTACATTCTCAGCCATTAGTTTCTCCGTTTATCAGTAACAACGGCATGGCCAGCAGCCTTGCGCTTTAGGAATTCTTTATATGACGCTTGCAGGTTTTCGCGCTCATCGTCGTTAATCGGTGGCGGCTTATTGCCCCATGCTTTGCGCTGTCTATGCTCACAAAGTCGCTGAAACTCTGTCATTGTGGCATTCCACGCATCACCGCTGGACAGGTGAAATTCATCAATCAGGACGGAAACAAATTCATGTGGATCAAATGGCCTTTGCTCTTGTTCAGCCAGAGCCTTTTTCGCCGCCTTACTAAGCTTTTCTTTCGGGTCACCATAAACACCCCACTTGATGCAGTGGTGAGCCATGATCACCAATTCACGCATAGATAGCTTATTAAATTTGTACTTCCACTTTCCAGTTCGGTCAACGAGTTCACCGAACCATTCCGCCGGCATATCTGAGCATGAGCGCAGCACGTTTGCACAACTGCAAAGCTGCCAAACCGTTGGCGTAACTTCGGACAGCAATAGATTATAGGCGGCGCAAACCGCGCCTATTTCATCCTCTAAATCTTCGATGGTCGATAGCGCACGAAAAGACGGGCGCACAAGATAAGTCTTGCCGCCCACCTCTGCTGCTGCTTCGCCGATATGCGTTAAAATACGCATAAAGACCACCTTAAGGCGCGGCTACTGCTGTTACGATTGGATCACCCTGAGCCTGACAGCTCATATCGTAAGTGACTTCAGCGTTGTAGCTGGCTGACTTACGGAATGACGACAGAGTGACCGGGTAGTCTTTGGTTTCGCCAGCACCACCAGTGCGAGGTTCAAAAATGCGCAACCAGGCATAAGGCTGGCCATTCATTGTTGAAGGCGGGTTTTCAATGTGATCTTCAACGTCACGCTGAAAGTCGTTGTTAATCAAAAACAGACCAGTGATTTCAATATTGTTGTTTTTGAAAGTCACCAGTGAAGTGCTGGTATTGCCAGTGCCGCGAGCTGTAGTGTCTGCGTTATCCCACTCAGGGCCATACGTTAGATCGCGAGTTGCAGCGACTTCGGTAAATGCCGAGTCAATCGGCGGATTTGTGCTGTTGGTAAGCGCCAGCGAGATAAGAAAGCTCTTACCAACCGCTGCTTGGTTTTCAAATGCCATGTGTAAATCCTCTTAGCTAAGGTTGTTTATCAGTCAGACGCCAGAGCGCCGGATCGTGATTCTGTGCGCGGTGAAATACCGCTCTTGTCCATCTTTGTACGGTCCAGCTGCTGAAGCTGGCATTTCAATGTGCTGGACGTTTGCAAATACGGTTGCCGTGGTTAAGTATCGGTCAAGTTGTGCCGCTATAGCAAGCAAAGCTCCGCGCTGTGAATTAGTGGCGTTGCGTACTGAGTGCAGGTAAATATCGACATTCACCGCGCCTATGTCGCGGTCTTGGTTGCCGCCTTGAATGCGGATCAAGCAGATGTTGCCAGTATGGGCTGTTGTGAACGGGTAAGCAGCATCATCGCGCCAATCGGTGAATGCGTAGCCGGTGAATAAACCGCTGGCCATCAAGTGCTGAATTAGTAGCTGCATCATAAAGTAAGGCCCTCGATGACAATGCGGTCAATATTAGCCTTTTCCTCTCTGGCTGCAATATTTAGCCAGTCCTGAGTGGCGTTAGGATTCCAGCCGCCAGTGCCGCCGCCCACGTAATTATTGGCGCTTTTGGTTTTAAGCTCGCGGGTGTATGGATCCATTGGTTGCCAGCCATCCATTTTGCCGCCTGGTTTCGGGCTGTGCAGTGGCAAGGCGTATTCTTGCGTGTAGCCTACATTGCCGATGTATGACGTTGCTGTTGCTTCCACAGTCCTAAATTGGCTGTTTTGCAAAAGACTGTATGCTAAAGGCGTGTATTCCTGCCCTTTGTTGGCGACTGTGACGGTTACGGCAGTAAGTGTGCGCTCAATCTTTTGAGGTATTTTGCCGCGCATGATCTCGCGCGTAGCCCGTTGCATTGCGGCAACTTGCTTACGAATGTCGTTAACCTGTGATTTAACTGATGGTGAAGCCATAGAATAGCGCCAATGCTGATTTACTACATATTAGCACTGGCGCTGGTGGTGGGCAATGATGGGCTATTTTTCAGGCGGTGCAGGTAGTGGCATCCAGTGAGTTACATCCTCCCACGTATTTGACTTGTTCCATTCGCCGCATTCATATTGAGCTACATCGTACAGGAAAATTCCATCTGGTTTGTTTTTGTTTTTAACTAAAACAAGCCAATCTTCGCCATTGTCTGGCGGATTTTTATCTTTAACACTAATCCATTCATTCACAATTTCACCTCCTTAAATCCGATGCCGCAAATCATTGCTGCATTGAAGCCGTCGATTTTAAGCTCAGGCTGTGTCATAACAAACTGCGAAGCTGGAACGCCAGCGGCCATACAGTTTAAAATTGTGGCTTCCAGATCTTCGTAAAACTCTTGCTGCATTTTGCGATACGACTGCATAAGCTGCCCGTTATCAATCATACTATGTATCACAGCCTACCCCTTCTCTTCAGCTCATCGATCATTTCCTGTGCCTGCTCACAAGCACCCACGGCACACCACTGGACAGCGTCAAGGTGCTCAGTCTCTACATCTCTATCTTCAGCAAACTGAATCAGTAGAGGCAAAGCAACCCCCGCATAATGCCGAAACAAATCATCTTCCAGTTGCTTCTGGTGCTGCGACTGGTCGATCATATCTTGCGGCATTGTTTGCGCTGGCCTGGTGTCGATTATCCGGCCATCCGGCAAAGCCAAAACCGTCATGCCGATAAATTCGCGCCAGCCTACGCCCTTTTGCAATATCTCCCAGCCTGAGCTGGTTTCGCGCAGAGTGTTGCCTGCTGTGTCTTTGTATTCAGCCATAATTCACCTACCCTGCAGAAACAATAACAAACGGCACATTGTTTAATGTTATGTACCATAAAATTGCCGGAATGATAGCCAGCACCAAAAAGCCTTTCTCAACACGACCTGAAAAGCCCTTGCTGACAAATATGCCAACCAGCACCCAGACCGTACTTAGCAATGAAGCGACAAGCAAAACCAACCAACCGAATAAAACCATTTTCATACCCTCCAATTAAGTTACACAATAACTGTATACTAATCCGAATTGATGTGCTAGTATTTTTTACAGATTAATTGTGGAGGTGGTTATGTGTGCTCACAATCAGCGCGAAAGATATTGTAACGGATTTTACTGCAATGACTGCAACCGCTTTATTGGGAAAGACTCACCAGAGTATCGTCAGGGTGAGTTGCTATCGTCTATCTGGATAGTGTTGTGGAATATAAACGCTGAGCGCCGCCAGAATAAGCTACCGCCTTTTGATGATGTGGCTAAGCTTGTTGATGAAATTGGCATTGGTAAACTTCACGCAAACTATGAAGAATTAATTGCAAAGGCTGAAGTGTTGATGGCTAAGTATGGCAAAAATAGCGAATCGGCTACTTTGATCATTGGTTAATGGAGGCGGTTATGAAATATAAATTTTTGCGGAAGTTTCTTCGCTTGCGTGACGATGAAAGCGCTATAGCTGGCGGAAGCTCTCGCGCATTTGATTGCGGCATAGGTTATTACTATTGCCTTGGCGGTCTGGCAATAACAAAAGGTTTAAAACCAGATATTCACAACGTTGTTTTTGTTTTGCAGGTAAACGATCAGTCCAAAGCGTGGCGTGAAAGGCTAGACCGTCACACTTCATCGGCTGAATATGATTTGATAGTTACCCAGTCCAAGCCACAAACTCAGGCAATTGCCCCCTGAGCGATGTGCCGCCGCCGACCTTTCGCACTTTCTCAGCGTTGGCCGGTGGCGTTAATTCAGTGCTTTCACCTGTTACGACAAAAGCCCCGAATGGGATTTCTTGCATGATGTAATAAGTGCTTGCCGGGGTAAATTCTTCGCCGTTTTTGTCTCGCTGGATTTTGCCGCCTTCCAAATATTCACATGGCAAAGTCACTGGCACAGTGTAGTAGCCATCAACATATGGATCAGTCGGGCTACCGCCTGCAACGTAAAGCCAATACGTTACTTTGTCGATCATGTGGCGAGTTGTTAACCGCATGGATTAATGCTCTTAATAAACCGCTGAGGCTTGCTGAATAGCCCGATCACGCAAGAGCCTGAAGGAAGCGCATTAAGCTGCTGTCCGAATTGCGTCGATTCGATGCCTTTGCCTGTCCAGACCGAATAAGAAGCGCTGGCCCCGGTGCGTGTTTTCTCGCTTGTGACTTGGCCGCCTGAACTCATGGTCATCATGTGGGCGATTGCAAGGGCGATTGTTAAATCCTGGACGGGCTGCGTGTAGCCGGATAAGCACGGCGCAGCATCGGCGAACAGATCTATGTAAATATCAACATCACCTTGTGTTGCTGCCGGAACCCATTTTTGCAGTACGGTTAAGACTGACATAATTCACCTGTAGTTAGTTAATTGGCTGCTTTACGCCGATGGTATGCAGCAACCCATCTATGAAAGGCCAAAATCCGCAGTTAGGTGCGGCAAAAAGCCTCGACTTAACACCATTCAGCAGGTTAGGTACTTATGCCTTGGAGTCGGCACTCTATTGACCTGCATCACCGCTGGTGCTCAAACGGGATGCGTTTAATGTAGCAGGTAAGCTGTGATAAATCCACCCAATAAAAAAGGGGCATTAAGCCCCTTTTACTTATCACTTAACTGATTATTCCACCCAGGCAAACACGCCAGTAGCGCCGCCTGTGACGGCAACGACTCCTGACAGAAAGCCTGAGATTGCGCCAAGCTTGACCTTAGTCACTCGTCCAGCAGGACAGGCAACGGCATAGCCAGAGGCAACGCTAACAACGCCAGCGTTCGGAGTGGTTACAGTCGTACCGCCTGCGCCGTCAATGGTTAAGTTGATAACTCCAGCAGTGCTATTGAACACAAACAACGTGCCAGTCTTTGGCGTCATTGTGTCGCTCGCTGTCATCGTTACAGGCTGGAAGGACTGCACAACGTCATTCGTTTGAGTTGGCGCTACGATAACGGCCATTATTCACCTGCCTTAGCTTTGGCTTTCGATGGCGTTGCTACTTCCAGCTTTTTATCGCCGTCAGCCTCAACCCAGTAAACGCCGTCCGCTTCTGCTTTGGTTTCAATCTCGGTGCCGACAGGGATTAAATCCCCGCCAGCGCCGAAATGTGGTGTTGCACAAACTAATTTAGCCATACTAAATCCTTAAATTGAATTGCTAGCAAAATCAAATAACATTAGTTATAATCAGTTTAAATATTAGCCCATTTAAAGCAAGGTGTAAAATGAATCAACATTCTGGAAGCTCAATATATAGCATTACAAACAAACTGCAGGACATTCCTAAAGCAGAAAGACCAACAGGTTATTACGTGTACATTCACAGAAAAGCAACAGATGGTACAGCATTCTATGTTGGAAGCGGCAAAGGAAATAGAGCTTGGCGCTTATATAACAGAGGCAAGGCTCACCATGAAACATCTGTTTTTAATGGGGTAACTATTGAAATATACAGATCTGGATTAACTAGAGAGCAAGGCTTGGCATTAGAGATTGAACTTATTGCTAAAATAGGTATTGAACATTTAGTTAATGTTTCACCTGGAGGAAATAGCGGATCAGCAGGAACAATTGCTCATAACGTAACGCCTGTTGAGTGCAGTAATGGCATGAGCTTTATTTCAGCAACAGCTGCCTCTGCGTGGCTTCAACAAAACACTCCATATAAAAGGGCCGGAGGAACATCAATAACCGCTTGTTGCAAAGGAAAGTTAAATTCGGTGTATGGTTTTAATTGGAGGTATGCTGGAAGCGATAAAGATTTGAATTTTACATCTAAATCAGATCTAACAAGAAAAAGAAGAAGCATTTCTATAATTAGATCTGATGGCACTGAATTTGATTCAGCTATTCAGGCTGCAGCATTTATGCGAGGTCAGGGTGTTATTTCATCAAAGAATGCAAATGTAGGTATATCAAGTGCATGCAAAACAGGACGCAAAGCTTTCGGATATTTTTGGAGATATAAAGAAAAAGCCCCTGAATGAGGGGCTTTAATTAAACTCATTAACTTTTAAGATATGGATCTGGCATATAAAACACCCGAACGACCAGCAGAGTCAGCTTTAATCAGCAGGCCAGCAGCGCCCCAAGTAACGAAGTTAAACGGGTCGTTGAACATCTGGCGGATCACGGGCTGAGTGTTCACAGCCATACCAGATTGGATCTGAATGTACTGGTCGCTGTTGGCCCACGCCAAGAACTGGTTGCCGCTTAACTGAGTGCCGTTGGTTTTGATGATATCAGCTACGCCAGGTAAAGCTTTTAAAGCAGCTAAAGCGCTGGTGAAATTGGTATCAGTGGTTTTGGTTTTCAGCAGGTTAAACCAAATATCAGCAGACACCGCAAACGTGATTGGGTAATCAACGTTGTTAGCTGAACCCTGCAGTACTTTCAGTGCGGCCAAAAACACGCGCTCTGCATCTGCGTAAGTGATCGCATCAGATGTCAGGTCGATGTTAAGGCCAGCCGACCCCAGGTTTAAAGCCTGAGTGTTCGGGCTTGTTTTCATACCAAAAGCTTGACGCTCTTTGTATTTAACGCCTGAAACACCGTTGATCACATGGTTGTTGATTGAGCGAGCCACGGCGCGAACGCTGTTGGCCTGGTCATCAGCTAAGCCGTCAAAATCTTCTGATCGCATAGCTTCAACTTCGCGCCATTCACGACCGAAAGCGTCATCGTGGATCAGCACTAAAGCACCGTCATAGGTGTAAGCAGCTGCATCCAGTTTATGTGCCTGACGACCTGAAATGGTAGCTTGCGCTGAACCACTGTCAGAAGCCTTTGCATACTCTGCGACGATTTTCCCGATTGGCAAAGAGCGTACAGGCAGCAGGTTTACGATGTTAGAGCCTTCATCACCGGCCATGATGCGCTTAATCGTGCGGTCAAAATCACGGTAAGCGTCCTGCGGCATACGGGCAGCGGCGTTGTACTGCATACCCATTTCTTCGGCGTGGCGAGCTTCGCGCATTGCGTAAGCCTGACGCATGTTCAAGATTTGCTGGCGGTGTGCAGCAGCATGAGCGCTGTTAGCCACAATCTTTTTATCTAAATACAATGGCATGATCAGCCCCCTTATGCGAAGTAAACGCGGATTTCAGCGGTAACACCTGAACCGGTGGTTACTGCCTGATCTGCGTAACATAAAATATTGCCAGTGCCGCCCTGAGCAACCAGTTTACCGGTAGCGTCAGTTTTTAATGGCGCATCCTTTGCGATGGTCTGCGATGCGGCCAAAGTAAGTGCGTAGTATTCGCCTGATTTTGGACGGAAACCCTGAACAGTGTCGCCGATGGCATAGCTGTCAGTTAGTTCACCTAGCACGTTTCGATCTGCGATATACACAGGCGATACGGCGGCTGCACCAGCTAAAGCAAACTGGCCTGAAGTTAAAACCATCACGATGCGAGGCGCGATAACGGCTGACGCCAGCGCTTCGGTAACGTCTGGATGTTGCTCGGCTGGGCCGATATAAACTAAATTTGACATCGTATCCCCCTTAATCTGGTAAGTCAGTGTCGTCAGCTGCAGCATTCGTCTGCATCTGTGCGCCAGCCAAGCCAAAAGCTGATTTTGGTGCTGAAGTCTTAGCGACCAGATTTTGCAGCGAGTTCACACTCATTGCTTTCTGTTCAGCTTCTGACAGTTCAACGCCGTTTGCTTTCAGTTTTGCAGCCAGATCGGTGCGGACACCAGCTTCTGCTGTTTGCTGGTTAGCAACTAAAGCAGCTGTTACAGCTTCCTGAATTAATTTAGTTACCGCTTCGTTCACCACAACGTCACCGGGCTTGCTCTGCTCGCTAGGTTGGTTTGTGACTTCGGCGGCATTGCCTTTTAGCATCTTGGAATAAGCATTAAAGACTTCTTCGTCAGTCATCTTTTCATCGTACTTATTGCCAAGCGCTTTAATCATAGACGCTTTTAAGTCCATGCTTTTGCCCTCTTGGTTGTTTATGGTGGTTTTGTTTTCTTCAGTAGCAGCCTGTGTCGGCTCCCACTTAGTAACTCGTTTTACTGGCACTGGCTCACCTGTGAATGTCACTGATTTATCAGTAACAGACAAGCCAACGCGCATAATGCCGGAATCCATTGACTCAAACACGGCATAATCTTGGCCCCAGTCGGCAAGCCAAACATGCTTGTCATCGTCGCCAAACTGGACGCGCACAGCGTCAGCAATCAGGCTTTCCATGTCGCGCATTGATTCGTTGATTTTCACGCTATTAACGTGCATCAGTGCGCCGGACTTGCGAATGGTTTTAAAGTGGTGAGTGTTCACCATCATGCCAACTCCATCAGCAGGAGTGGCCGCGCCTTCTTCGTCTAACAGAATGGCGTCATGGTCAAACAACATGCCAGATGCAACCCATCCGTACTGTTTGCCATTAATCGTGCCTTCCTGATTAACCTGATCCATCAAAATACCGGTACTGGTATGGATCGGCTGACCTGCATCGATAGCCTCAATAATCCGTTTGCCGCGCTCTGTTTTCATCGCGGTTTCTACGTGAATATGCTTTTCAACGTAAACACGGTGGCCGTAAGTGTCATCTTGAACGCGCTGCACGTTTTTATTGAATATGCCGCACTGAAAGTAAAGCACACCGTCAGGACTTGAAGCGCTGATGTAGTTACCCTGTGCATCATAAGGATGACCAGCAGGGGCTGGCGTATCTTCCAGCGTCATATAGGATTTAGCGATTTCATCAGCAGGATATAACCCGCCATTCATCACGCAATTATCAGGCAGAGTATAAGACGGAACAACGTACACCAGATCGCCGCGCTCGTTTTTGATGCGCCGGATTGCTGCGTTGTTTACTCGGTTTTGGATGTAGACTAGCTGCTTAGCCATTTAAAGCCCCTGCGGTTAATGTTGATAGCTTAGTCTCATTGCTGTTTATGTGTCAAATTATCCTAAATAAAGCTTGCATATTCAGATTATGTGATTAAACTGATTGATACATTTAAGCTGAGCAAAGGTGGGGGTATGACTTACTCAGAACCGCAAATAAAGGCCATGTGTGTAAATGAGATTGAAGAAAAAGTTAAGCTTCACTTTGGCGTAGATCTTAATGATGATTTAGCCATAAAAAACCTTGCTGACCAGCATGGGATTAGTTGTTACATTTTTAAAGGGCTGTGGCGCGCTTCAAAAATGTATTTGTTAAATGAAAACATTGAAGAAGATGATTTCTGCAGTAACTCTAAATCAAAAGCCATCGCATCAATGCTTTTAATTTACTGCATCAACCCCCAGCAACAATAAAATCCACAAGGCGCTGATCTTCAGGTGTCATTTTTCTGCCACCGATGACAGTGCCGTCTTTTGCGATTAAGACAGTGTTTTCACTACAGATGCAGTTGATGCGATTTCCCTGCGTCTTTTGATAAAGCGGCTCCACTTCTTCGACCTGAACTATTTTAAGGTGCAGCTTCGCATGGCTTGGGCGCGTAGTCGGGGCCAGTGCGCTAATGAGCTGTACTCTTGAATCAAGGCCCAATCTGTCCCTTGCATCTTTAGTTTGGTCTCTGCGTGTATTCCTGTGTGCAGTTCCGAGTTCGGTTCTGGCAATAGTCTCAGCCCGACTCATACTAATATCAAACCGCTCAGCCAATCTGCGCTTAACCGCCTCAATCCCACGACCTGCTGCCATTTCTTCGGATAACGTGCGAGCCAAGTCGTTCGCTGCGTCTCCTGTAAAGCCTCGCATTTCCTCAAATATCCTGGATGCAACGCGCCTGATCCGCTCCTGATAAGGCTGACTCAGCAAAATAGACTGCACCTGATACGGCTGCGCCAATCCTGCAGCCTCGGCCAGTACGTTCAAGCGCTCAGCGCCTGCAACGGTTGATTGCCTCACTACCTGCTCAGCCTCAAGCGCGAAAAACCATCTGACGCGTGGCTCAGGCGTGTCAGTGCCGTACCAGCGGTTGATAATCTCATTGATGACTTTGTAGGGGTCGGTGTCGTTCAGCTCGTACAGATACACGCGCCGATTGGTGATCACCGTTTCGACGATTTCTTTACTAGTGCGAGGTATCGAATCTGCATAGGCTTTTATTTCGCGCAAGGCTTCGCGCTGGCATTGGCGCATCCATGCGATTACCTTGCGGCGTGGGCCAGACGTTAGAGTTGGATCTTCTTTGCTGTTAGCGGTTATGCACATGGTTTATCTTCCACCTGTTCAATGCTCAGATGGTAGCACAAAAGAAAAAGCCAGCGTTAGGCTGGCTGTTTTACCTCTGAAATACTAACTATGTTTGGGAACATCGAGAAAAAACCTGATCGCCACCCATATATTTTTGCTTCGTACACTTTACCAACCTTTAAGGACCCCTGCAGATCTGCACTGTTAAACTTTAGCTGCAAAAGAGCATCAGTATTTTTAAATGTGCCTGCATCTGTGTAGACCAAGTATTTGCATGATGGATTTTCTCCACCGCTACACACCCGCTCTTTATCTTCGACTTTGAAAGTTACAGTATCAGCTGTTCCGTATTGGTAAGCCGCACTAACACAAAGCAATATAGAAAATAAGATGCCGTAAACGCAAAGATCTATACTTGACTTGCTCATGGTAAAACTCCTAATTGAAGCCGCATCTCTACGGCAAGCCACTATTGGAGTTAAGGTTCTGGCGTAAACCAAATATAGCAACGGCCAGATGATGTGTAAAGTTATTTATTAAAGTGCAGCGCGAACAAGGCAATCTTTCGCCTCTAACAGCTTGCGCAAGCCTGCTGACTTTTCAGTGCCGTCAGGTAATTCTGCATTCATCTTGCGAGCCAGATCACCGATTGGCTTGCTTACTGCCTGCAATTTTTCCGGTAAATGTTCATAGTCAAAAAACTTCATATTCATGGTAAATACTCGCTTGTTGGTTTATCTTCGGTTACCGTCTCGCCATCCTTAAACGGCTTTTCCACAACCTCGGTCAGAGGCAAATACATCGCTTTTTCGCGCATTTCGTCAGGCGTGAACACCAATTGCCCTGTAGCCATCATCATTTTTTGGTTGATGTCTGCCATCTTGGCGATATTCGCAAGGCGCACTTCGTCGCTTGGCTCGCTCAAATCAGTCCATTCGACCATCAATCCGGTATCGTCAAAATCGCGGCAAACAGTAGCCAGCCAGCGAAGGTCTAGCTTGATTTCTTCACTCAGATAGCCCTCGCGCCGAGACTGCGCCATTTCTTTGTCGTGACTACTGTCCTTGTCACCTGCAAGCTTGCCTGTCTGATTTCCGATTAAGCCAGCCTGACTAATGCCAGAGCCTGCAGCAATTTCGCTGATGTCTGCGGCAAAGTAGTCTTTCAGGTCAGGCAAGTCCTGATTCAGCGTTGTAACGTCCATGCCGCCAAGGTAAGGCACCGAGTCAAAACTGGTGTTCATGTCGCCAATAGCAGTAAGCAATGCGTCCATTTCTTCATCAGTCGGAGCCTGCCCAGCCGTTTCAGCCAGCGCCTTCAATATCGGACGAGCAGCACAAATACGCCAAGCGCCTTCACCACCTGCCTTTGGCTGAAAGGCTTGCCGCTGCTTGCTGAAACAAATAACGTCAAGGCAGAAATGATGTTACTGCCAGACAATGAGCGCCAGAGGCTGCAC